GATTGGTTTATACCAATTGGCGATTTTCTATCATTGGCTGGTAAACTTCGCTCTCATGAATACGGACCCATGACAAGGTCTGAAGTGTATGAGGATGTTCGTTCAGCAAAGGGCCAGGGAGATTCTAGGTCGTGGTTAATTGATTATTCATTTACCCGTGATCCTAGTTTTATCTTTCCTTCGGTCCCGCCTCTCCCTGAGTTTAAAAACTTGGGTGATGCACTAAGTCCTACACATGTTGAAAATGCTCTTGCTTTATTAAGGGTATTACACAAGTAGTAGATTATACTTTAATAGGGTTCAACTGAATGAACCCCTTTTTCATAAGGCATTATTATTATGCAAACTGTAACCCTTACGCCCTATACTCTAGGCAACTCTGTCACTCCGACTATCCAACTGTACTTGGTTTCAAGTTCAGAAGGTGTTCAGAAATGGCAAGGTCGCGAACCTGCTAAACCAGCAAATGGCCAAATAACTGCCACTCTGATTAGTAGGGTAAGTAAATCTGGGGTCAGACGAAATAAGCTGACGGTTAACATTCCTAGACTATCAGCCCCCACTGGTGTAAATCCAGCTACGGGCCTAGCCTACGTTCCAACTGTTGTAGATAGTATAACTCGATCGTATGAAGTTGTATTCCCTTTAACGTCCACTGCAGAAGAATGCACTGATACGTTTTTAGAGGTTGGTACACTTATAACGGTTGAGCCATTCCTTTCAACAATACGTGGCGGTCAATCTTTGGCATTATAGCCTATAACCGCTCAATGTAAATTGTTTATTTAATTCTTTCACAAGGTATAAATCCCATGAAGAACACGAAATGGTTGAAGCCAACTAATCTTAAACAACAGGTGGAGAACTACAATGTTTTATTTCCAACAAAACACCAACGCCGAATTACGTCGCTCATTATCGAAGATCTTATCGATCGTATCAACCTGCATGGGTATTACCCTTTACGGGCTGAAATTGTTGATTCAGATTCTCTTGATAATTTTTTGTGCGATATTGATTTATGTATTGGTGTATCTCATAGACTTGGCGATCACCTCGGATCAACTCTTCTTTACCAGTATCGGGCGTTGTTTAGCCACGATATTAGTATCGATTTGGGAGTTGACCGCAGAGGCAAAGCCATAACAAAATTCTATGATTCGGAAGTAAACTGCAAGAATGTTAATGATCGTTTAAGTGGTACATTTGGATCATGGTCTACAAATTCAGCTAAAGAGCTGAGCCATGATGACTTTGAGTATCTTACTCTAGTAAGTCAGGAAATTTCCAAAATACTGCTCGATTGTCCGACCCTGGCAGAGTTACCCTTTGAGCATGGCTCTGGGGCTAGTTCCACAATTAAAAATAATACAACGGCTCCCGCAAAATTAGGATCCGTTTTAGTCTGTAGTGGTTCTGCAGCGAAGTCTATGACCGAGCTTTTTGATGCTTTACCCCAACTCGCATTATTCCATAACAGGAAA